CTCGAATTAGACTTCACCACGTGGAATAATTGTTGGGATCACACAACGATGGACCCGATAATGAGAGATGTAGGAGACTTGTTAGGGGTTCCTGGATACTATAATCAGATACATAGATTTTTCGCACGAGCAACTTTTGTTGTAACTGACAAGCATACACTTCCTCCTGGTGCCAATCCCCGAACTCATATTTCGTTGTGGCCGGAATCTGACTTACTCTGGCACGGAGGCGATCAACCGCATATAGGAGGCATAGAAGGTATAGGGCAGTTCGGATGGACCGATGCGACAGAAGCAGCTTGTCGCTATTTCACGTATGATTCTCCTGTATCTTATAAAATGGCGGGACAGGGTGATAATCAAATCTTTGCTCTGACATTTTCTCTCGGACCTGGAATGACATTAGAAGGCGAGTTGACAAAACTGCTTATTCGTATTGAACTTAGAGCGTCATGGCTAAAACACAAGATTAAACCAGATGAGTGCCTGGATTCAGCTACCGTCATAACTTACGGAAAAGTTCTCTATGTCAGAGGCGCACACATACAGTATACTCTCAAGTTCGCATCTCGACATTTCGATCGGGAGGATAAAGCTATTCCATCGCTCACAAAAGAAATAGCAGGTTACATGAGCTCCGCTCTTATGCTAGCTGATCATTCACGGAGGACCACTGACGGAATCACATGGAAACACTTATTACTGAGACTCGGACTGCGCGATAGAATACGTACTAATATTAATATATGGGAATATAATGAAATTACAGAATTGCTTCGAGATCAAGAATATTACAATTTCGTATCATGCCTCCCAGGGTCGCTAGGTGGACTTCCCATAATGACGTGGAGTCGATTCTTCATGAAAGGAGAAACAGATGACTTAAGTTGGGATGTAGCGGGCCTGTTACGATTATCTTCATATCGGAAATCATTATCATCAGATCTGTGCCTTCTAATTCGAGGTGATTACTCTCCTCGTCGTCCAAATGTACTGTCGCTTCTTGATGACCCCCATAGTGTTCCAATCGAACGACCAGCCGATCAGACGGTACTGATTAAGAGAGAAGTCGAAGATAATATCGAAAGAGTCACGAAGAATAGAGATATCTTAAATATACTAGCTGCGAGCTCATCTGACGAGGAGATTAGGAAAACGCTCGTTAGTAGTACACCATTATATCCCGAAATAATAGCAGATATATATTCGTATACGCCGTCAGGCGTTCGACAAGAGCTTCTCAATCGATTCACTATGGCGAGAACTATGGCATCGTTGACGAAGGTAAATTTCGAGTCCTCGATCGCTAAAGCAGCAGGGGATTTACTTCGCTTTCTTAAAAAACGCTATATACGGACCAAGAATTGTCTAAGAAAGAAACTGGGGACTAATTCTCCTTTCGTCATATGTCAAAGACTACGCGATCTATGGAGAGTTAATCTGAAGAACGAAAACATCGGTGTATACACTCCATTTGAATTCGATTTAGGGTTCAGACAGCCTGGTAAGCCATGGATAGCTAGTAGGATGCGCGGAGACCAATCCGAGCTATTAACGACTTGTGGTCAATATTCTCCTTATTTCGGATCCAAGACAAGAGCAAAAGTTTCTGCCCACGGCTACAAAGTCACGTCGAGAGGAACAGCAAT